GCAAAACTAGATGCTGCATCTCCAGTTGAAATATTATCTGCTGGAACAGAAGATGAAATAATTTCATTAATATTTGTACCATCAGAATAAAAAAATTTAGTTCCTTTATCTGCCGCTGCAAAAGTTACACCTGTTCCTCCAGCTGTTTTAAATTGTACTGTGTTTGATCCCGTTGTTCCATTAACAACTACATATAATTTTTCTACAGAATCTGGAACGGTTACAATAGAAGCTCCTGATGAAACTGATCCAGTTAATTTAATAACCATTTGTCTAGCAACTGATGTAGACTCAGTGTTATCACCATCTGTAATACTTAAAGCTTTTGTTCCACCATTAGTAACAGCTACCTCTACATAACCAGCAACAGCTGATTGAATCATGCCTAAGTTAGTATTGGTTTTTGTTCCCCATGTACCGGCGTTTTCGCCAGTTGCCATTAGTTCTATACCAAGTGTTGTAAACGTTGATGCCATAATTTTCCTATTTTGCTTTTATATAGCGTATCTTGCTAACTTGCAACATACGAATGTCCCGATTACGGGTTGGCAGAAGCGACCGGTATTCTTACCGTGCCATCTGTGTAGTCGTCTCTTCTTCGTCTTCCAACTTGCTCATTAGCAAATTTTTGTACTTCTTCTTTGTATTTTTGTTCGTATAAAGCCAACATATCAGCTGGTCCTTTTAAAAATCCATATGTTTCTACTAAACACGCATATAGTAAACCGTTTGGAAAATTCATACTAATATAGTTTGTTATATTACCAGTTTCTAAAGTAGGCGGCGCTGCATTATAATGTATTTTATATGCAAATGTTCCACTTGGTGTTGGTGACACAATTATAGATCCAGAGTTTGATGAGCTTTCTCCAGTTGCTCCTGTGTCTAACATAGCATAGTATTTTGGTGTTCCAGTAGATGTGGTTGCTGAAATATATTCTTCTAAAAATGTTACATCTTTTTTTTGTAAATATGTATTAGCACCTGTATAAGTAGATCCAGTTGCTGTGTAAACTTGAACTGCTCTAACAAATACAGCTCCTGCTGGCACAGTTACAGTGCCTGTTCCAGCTGTAAAATTACCTGTACCTGTTTTTCTATCAGCATCAATTGGAACATCTCTAAATATTCTATATTGAGCGTTTAAGATTATGTTTTCTAAAATAGCTGTAGTTAAAACGTTAGAATCTACTTCTGTGTAATTTCTAATTTGTGTAACTAAACCTGTATAACTTAATCCTGCCATTATGCTGTAAGAGTTGCCGGACCTGCCGAACAATTCTCTCCTCCTCCTGATATATCACCTGTTGTAGCAGTGTTTGTGTCTACAGTAAAGTGATAGAAATTTGATGTATTTTTAATGTTTCCGCTTGAATCTCTTTTGCCTACAGTTATTGAGTAGCCAGCAGATTTTGCTAAATTTGCTCCTGTTATACCATCAAACCCATTTGGATTTTGATAAGCGTCTGGATCAGACGTTGTATAAATTGGTCCTCTAAATCTTACCGTGTCTCCAGTCGATCTACCATGTCCTTTTTCTGATACATTTATAATTCCTGACGAAGCTGCAATTGTTTTAAAAGGATTTGGGCCTAATATATGAGCAACTTCATTTTCTGTTCTAGCTGGTCTAACTTGACCTGGTAAAGCTATACCATCACCTCCATGTGGTTTTGGTTCTAATTGTGGTTGCTTTGGTTCAAACTCAGATTTATGTACAAATGATCCATTCCATTCTGTAACCATTTCATTGTATGGAAATTCCATTCCTGATCTATCTGATATTGCTTTTGCGTATTTTCCTGTAGATGTTTTTGCCATAATAATTAAGTGCTTGGGTAATAAACTTTTGGTGTTATGTATGTACTAGCTGCAGAACCATCCTCTGCTAAAGCTCTAGCTAATTCATCTTCGTAATATAATTTCATTTGTTGTACTAATTGTGGATTAAATTTTTGTGCTAAATAAAAAGCTAGTCCTGATACCATGCAAGGCACAAATCTATACGGAACATCTGTTGCATCTGTGTAAGTTGAGTCAACATCTTGTATTCTTTTAATATAATAAAAATGCATATCTTTTGATGCATTACTAGAATCTGGTGTTGGATAAACATGAATAGTTACGTTATCTATAAATCTCTCAACCCAATATTGATTAGGCGTTCCTTTAGAAAGTTTGTTAGAAAATGCTGCATAAGTTGATCTATCAACTTTTGTCATTGCAGAATCTGATTGGGTTGTTGCAGTTCTATTACTTCTTAATTGTGCTTCTAAAACATCTGCAACTCCATAAATATTACTTGGTGTTGAAACAGCACTTGTACCATCACCACTTGATCTATAGAAAATGTAGTCAGATTGTCCTTCAATTAAATCAATATTAGCATCAGCTATTTCCCAAAAATGAATACCTCTATTACCCCATTCTTGAAAAAGAATATTTAAAGATCTTCTTGCTGTTTTTAATTGATATCCAGAAGTTACTTGTGAACCAATACGTTCGTATGCTTCTTCTACTATCTCATCAATAGCAAAAGTTTTGTCGAACGTGTGTGTTCCAGAAGTAGTATTGGCCATCAATTACTCCTTAATAAATTTTCTGAAACTCTGCTACGACTGTGTACATGTTACCATCGTCCGCGGAACCAGGTACTACAAAGTTAACATCACTTTCATTTGTATTATTAGATTTATCTGCTGGTATTCCACCAAATTCTCTAAAGTCCCAATAGCCTGCTCCTGTTAAACCAATGATAGGTATATCACCATCATCATCTTCTTCATCTAATCTTGCGTATGAGTCTCCGCCATCGCCACCTTGACATGAATACCAAACTCTAAGTAATCCTAAGTGAGCTACTGCGGTTCCATCAGATCTAGCAGCTAATGCTGACACGTCACCAAAAACTGTAGTTCCGCCTGTTCCATCTGATTGATTTACTATTTTAATAACTACTCTGTTATCGTTCTGTTGTAGAATAGTTGGTCCTGTTACTGTATCTGCCATTTTATTTACCCTCCTTAATTAAGTAAATTTTTTGTGGCTCCCGAAAGAGCCACAAAAATTAATTATTAGTTACCGAATGTAATCGCTACTGTTCCACCAGATGTATTTAACAACTGTTTGCAACTCATCACGTCAGTATTGTTTCCTGCGTGTAAGTATGTGTAAGAACCACCAGCAATTGTAGAATCACCAGTATCAGTCATAATGATAATTTGATCTGCGTCTGTTGGAGCACTCTCTCTATCATAAATGTTTCCACCATCATCAGAAACCATAAATTCACCTGATTCTGCATCTAATTCATTAGCTGCATTTAAAGTAAATTTAAGAATTCCTGTAGAAGCAAAAGTATTTCCTGTAAAAAGAATTACTGTTTCGTCACCAGCTGAAGCTAAGTCAGCACCTGCTGACATAGTTACAGTTCCTGATATACCACCAGTCAATCTAGATATCTTTTGAGTTACAGTTGGAGTTTGTCCTGGAGAACCAGTTGTTCCAATTGCAACATCAGCTCCTGTTACACCAGTTCCACCAAATACCGTAGCTGCTTGTGTTGCTGTAGGTACTGCTGTTTGTGTTGCTACAGGTATCATTGCTAAGAATAGTCTGTGCATTACTGTTGCTGGAGTAAGAACATTCAATGTAGATTGATCTTGAAGTTGACCTGCTAAAGGACCACCAAAGTTAGCTGCCCATCTTGGCGATAACCCTGTTAGTTCATAGTTAGTTGTTAGAGCTGTTTTAAGACCTGTACTATCAACATTAATACCACCTGTTAACGTAGAGATTCCTGTTACACCTAACGTGCCACCAATTGATGTATTGTTACTAAACGTTGAGTTAGTAGTAATAGCACCAGTTGCAGCTGCTTTTGTTATATCGATGAAGCCGTTCTCCGAACGTACCGCACCTGTAAACGTTGTGTTTGCCATGTTATATTCCTCCTAGAATATATAAATGTAGTCCCTAGGGATGTCGACTATACGCGTCCACATTTATGTTTATTTTTTTTATGTATAGTGTTGCAAGAATACAACAGATTTATATGAAGTGCAAGAGATCCTGTAAAGAAAATACGTTTTCTGTGATGTAGCTTTTTATTAAGTAGCTACTGAAACTTGTGGGGCAGCATCCTCTATTTTGTTAGTGCTATGTGCTAATTCTGCTTCTCTCATCTTAATATCAGCAATCAGCGCTCTAACCTTATGGTCAATTCTAACCATATCGAGTGTATATTTACCCGAATTGAGATGCTCCTGTTCCCAGTTCAACTCCAAGGACCTTTTTTGTTTGTATAGGTCTTGTAAGTTCATCATCTTTGACCTCCTCAAAAGTCAACCATTGTTTTGTCAGAGAATAAAACTCTGAGTTCTCCCAATTAATATCATTTTTTCCTAGTTTGTCAAGGATTGCATTTTCAACACTTTCAGCAGTATCTTCAGCCATAACTGTAAACTCAGTCATGTAGCCGTATGCTTTAATTTTAATTAAGAATTTTTTCATGGGTTTTATCTCTGTATTTGTTAAATGTGGCGGAACTATGTCCCGCCACAAAAATTAATGATTACGCGCCTTCAGTCCCGAAGATACCTCTAGGGTCAGACACTCCAAATGAGTATCTTTCTCTAGCTTTGTATCTAACGTTTCCAGTGTCAAAATCACCTTCCATAGCAGTAGTTAAAGGTGCTCTATTGAACATCTTCATACCGTTAGGAACATCTGTAATAATGTAAAAAGCATCTGTATCAGTTAGGTAGTTATTCACTCTATAACCTTGAGGAATCATTCCCATAGACACGATTGCGTTAATGTCATTATCAGCAGTCGCAGTTCTACCTTGAGATTTCATCAATCTCTCAGCCGTGAATTGTAACTCAGAAGGAATAATCATTTTTACTCCTCTAGCAGCAATTCTCAAACCTCTTTCGTCAGTCATCGCAGCGATATCAATTAATGATTGCTCCAATGATGTTTCGTTAAGGTCAGCTTGCGTAGATAACGTGTTCTTGTAAGTTCCCGCTACCGTTGGGTGTGCCGTACTAAATAAAGCAACGCCGTCGCCTGAATCAAAGTTATCCGTAGACGGAAGTCCTTGAATTAAAGG